AGACAACTAGCATCATAAGAGGTAACCAAACAGTTTGGCTCCTGTACTCAAATATTTTAACGAGAAGCCTAGTAAAGATACCCCGGAAGTGGGTCGAAAGCTACTAGACTTCTCTATCAACTGCACTTTACGACTAAAAATGCAGTCGAATATTTTAAGGCGGTAGGATATAGGAAAACCTACCACCCATTTCTCAGGGGAGAAACTTTATTTTATATAAGATGGTTTAGTTACTACACTAAACGCAACTCTTGGGTTATCAACCAATGCTTGTGCTGATTCATAATCAATTAACTTATTGATCTCAATCATCAAGCTATTAGTTACCTGTATAGGTACATAACCTTCAATACCATCTGGTACATATTTACCATCTTGGTTTAACCATTTAACTTTTGGATACGCTTTGATGTATATCTCCTGATGATCCTCTGGGTTCATTGCTGGATTGTTCATACTCTTCTCCTTTCTTATAAATTCTACTGATATCTTCAGTAGTAATTAAGTTATAATCTTTCAATATCTTTAGTAACTCTAATACTTCATACCTAGATTTTAATATCTCTGTACTATGCTGAGCTTGTCTATCATGTATACCTGATAATATTTCTGTTATCTTTTTTATTACTTCATTCATTAGTACCAGAACTCCTTTGTTTCCCATAATGCTTTGTTTATATAATACGCTGTCATCTGCCAAGCATTACGACCATAAGCAAATACAGGTAGTAGTGAAACAATAGAACCTACAGTTGACCAACCAAGTATCTTTCTCCAGTTCCAAGGTTTTTGTTTTCTTAGTTCATGTATGTTTTTATTGTGTAGTATTTCTTCAAGCTCAGATATTTTTTCATCTCTCCATTTCATTTCGTGAATGATAGAGACTACATCTTCTTCATTATACTTAGTGTTTGGTTTCTTTAAATTGCTCATCATAGTTCCTTACTGCATCACTTAATTCAAACTCAAAGATCATATGTAAATCACTCTCACTATAGAACTGCATAACATTAGGATTACGCTTGAGTATCTCGATAGCTTTGTCTACATCAAAGTCATTATCTCGACATTCTTTGATAGCATAATCTATTGTCGTATCTGCTTCATCCATAGCCCATTGTTTAGTCTTGGCCATAACCCTCCATCTCTACCATGTCAGCTGTCAAAGCATCATCATATTTCTTGAACTCATCTTTGTAGTTTATCATAATCTTTTCTACTTCTCTAATTAGTTGTTGATGTGTAAGATCTTCATCATAATAGTTGTCGTATAATTTTAGTATTTCATCCATCCAATGATTAGGCATAGTGTTCCTTTCTAGTTTACATTTATAGTGTATCTGTTTGTTAATGGTTTACAACCAAATTCATCGTTCCAATACTCATTCCATAGATCTTCAAGCTGATCTCTGATACCTCTAGCTGCATCAATATTATAAGTTTGTGCTATAGGATTTCTATTACCCTCACATATAATAAAATACATTGGTACTTTTTTCTTAGGCTTGAGCTGTGTTATCTTCTCGTTCATTTTGTAACTCCATTTGTATTGATACTTTGTCTAATGAATCTTCATCCAATCCCATGTCTATAGCTACATCACCAACGATTGTACTTAGTTGCATACGACCATTCAATGCACACCATCTTTGTTGCATCTCAGTAGCTAATACATTGACTCGATTATTCATATTGAATCTACCTTCTTCATCTAAGAACATAGATCTTTCTTTTGTTTCACCTTCTGATATTCCATATGCTATTTCAATCATAGTACAATTTAGTTTCTCATATAATGGTTTGAATGAAACACCACCTGATCCTTCTTCATTCCATGTTCCTTCCATGGTATGCCATTCTATTGTACCATCTTGTCTAATTATAGTGACTTTATGATTTACATTTAGTTCTATCATTCTGCTGTTTTCCTTTCGTATTCTTCTATTAAGTTATTGATTGCTAATTCTAAAAATGCATTGTGTGTAGATTGTATCTCGATACATATCTCTTTCATCTTAACATAAGTTTCTGCTTTTAAATTAACAGGTCGATAAGCCTTTGGCTTAACACACCTTGTATTTTTTATACTGTCTATATTCATTTGATCCTCCTAAATAATAATAGTTTAGCTTTGTTAATAAATTTTCTTGCTGTCTCATATTCTTTAGACTCTATCATTAGCTGTGCATCTGATAGAATCCCTGCAATATATAACTCTGGATTCTTTCTATAGAATGGTCTTACTTCTAACCAAGCATCCATTACTTGCTTTTCTGTTTGACCATACATTTCTTTTTGTGTATTCATAATGTTCCTTTCTATGAATCGGGGTGGAAAGTTAAAGCCTACTTATCGGTATGCTATCCACCCCAACTATTCTTATTGTGAAGTTGGTATTGTTACACTACCTTCTAGATAGTTATCACTAGTACCACTCCATACTGCAACTCTATGTACAGTTCCTTCACTATCTCTATAGTATCCAGAATACATAGGAGCATTCTCATTCTCACTAGTCACTTTGTACAGATTGATTCTATCATTCTGTTTAGGTGCATAGTCATTAGCAAATGCTACTGTACTAAATAACATTGCTATAATTATTAATGATCTCATACTTTATCCTTTCTAATAAAAGTTACTAAGATATATTATCAAAGCTATAGTATAAATAATTACACTTATAGCTATTATTCTTGCAGTCTTTTCACTCATACATATTCCAATATGTTGATGAAATTACATTACAGAATCCTTCTACATCTCTTGTTGTATCTTCATCTGGTACACAATCTACTCTTACTACATTGTCACCATTTGTAATTACATACACATCATCCCACTCTTGTATTTCAATATGAGTTATTGGTTCTGCATACAATGCTTTGATACTGAATGCTATTACTACGAAACATACTAACATTACTATTCCTATACTTGTTTTCATATTTACTCCTTTCTTTCGACTCTACTGT